AAGGGCGATAGTCTCGTGGTTGTAACGAGCGGTGAAGGCTTCCTGCGCATTGTCATACGCGATGGCCTGACCTTCGTTCTTCACCGGAGCGGCATTGAAGCCAGCCAGCTTGGTTTCTTCTTCAAAGGAACGCTCGGACTTCTCAGTCTCGTAGATTTCCTTGTGCTCTTCGCCGTAGCGAGCGTACTCCATACCGAACAGAGCGTTCAGGCCGGGCAGGAGTTCCTTGAGTAGTTGGGCACGAGAAATTGCCATTTCAGATCACTCCTTATCAGGCAACGCCAGTTGCATTCGTGTACGAATGCTGGCCGATGTTGAACTTCACCAACACATCGGTCTTGGCATCACCAACAGTCGAGAACGGACCGTTGACAAAACCGACCAGACGGAAGCCCGCAGTGAGGGCTTGCGTCGTGGCGCTCAGGGCCGACAGCGAATTGCCCGAGGTGGTGGAACCACCCGTGCCTGCCGTACCGCTCTGAGCAGCGGCGAAGAGCATGTTTTGACCCAGTTGAGTCTGCGTCACAGGACCATCGGCCTGGGCTTGGAACACGGCGCGGTCGTCATCAATGATGAAGGCCACAGCGTTCAGCGAACCCGAGGGATAGTACTGCGAGAAGACCGTCTGGCCTTGCGCGTTGACGTACGAGCAACCCACGAAGACACCGATGGTGCCAGCGGGGAATGCGTCGCCGGTGCCACCAGTCTCAGTCACGAGACGGATGTAACCGTCAGTGTGGATTTTCACCACTTGGCCGTAGAAGAGGTTGCTCGAATAGCCGGCGGGGTCAATCAGAAACTGACGCGTTTCGCCTGCGTACGGCAGACCGTCAACTCGGTTTACAGCCCGTAGGCCGTAGGGAGCAGCAGTAGATGCCATTTAAGGACTCCTAAGTTACTTTGAACCAGAACCGAATCCACCTCCGCGTGTTGAACTGGACTTGCGGTCCGAGAACAACGGCATCCGTGGATCATTGTTTCGCATGAAGTGGTTGTCCACTGAATCCATCTGAGCTTGCGCTTGCCGACCGTAGTAGTCATCCCGTGAGCGTGCAAGTTCAGCGGGCATCTTGCAAAGCATAAGACCGCCAATTTCCACGTTCCCGGTCTTCTCGTTACCCGGCAGCATAAGTTCAGGATGGTCAACCGCCTTCACCGGCTCCCAACCCTCGCGCATCTTTTTGGACACGTTGGTGGGGTCGGCCTGTCCCAGTACGTGCGTCGCAATCCAGCGATACACATACCCCGGCTCAGGTGTCGGATCGGGCAGCGAACTCGACGGTGTGTACACCATACGAGCAGATTTTTCGCGTGACTGCATGTCACGGGGGATACGGTTTTGAGTTTCAGCCATTTTGGTTCTCCAGTTTTGCCACTTGAGCAGCGTATTGCTGCGGGGTCAGGCCCAGCTTTTTCGCCAACGCAACTTGCGTTTGAGTCAGTCGAATTTTTCCGACACCCGTAGTACGAGTGGCGGGAGCCACGACCGTTGTGGGTTTCTTTTGAACCTCAACCGTCTTCGGCTTGTCTTCGTTACCGCCGAAAATTTCGGGGAACTTGGACTTCATGCGACCGTCAATCTGGTCGAAATACTCATCGGAGCGAGGGTCAACACCCCCGTTGACTAGCTTCTGGTGCAGCCCTAGTGCGTAGCTGGTGTATTCCTCAAACCCCGGTTGCCCGAACCACTGGTTTTTTGCCTGCCAGCGCAGGGATTTCTCGTCGGGTTGAACCTGAGTTTGCGGTTGTTGCTGAGTTTGTACAGGAATTTCTTGGGTCTGTAAAGCCTGCGGACGGAATCTTTTGGCTTCTTCGACACGATACTTGGCCTCAGCCAGTAACTCCTGAGCCGCAATTATGGCGTCGGTGTCAAAAGACTCCTGCGCCTCCTTGAGCTTGCGGCGAGCCATTTCCAGTTCGGACTCTGCTTCCTTGCGGGCAGAATTAACCAGAACCTCTTGACCCTCGTTATAACTCTTCTTCAGACGGTTGTTCTCGTCGATCAACTGCTGTGCAAGACGCTCAAGCTCGGCTTTTTCCCGGGCTACAGCCTCTTTCTGACGGCGTTCGTCGTGACGTGCATGGGTCAATTCCTTGATCCGAGACTGCACGTTGGCCGAGTAAGACTCAATCTCGTCGTCGGTCGGGTCAGAAACCTCCCGCTCCAGAGGCTTACGGCCACGATCACGCTCAGGCGTGTCGTCTACGACTTCAATCTCGACATCAGTTTCATCCGAAGCCTCGATTTTGACTTCGTTCTCCTGCTCGTCAGGGAACTTGTACGCTTCCTTATCGATTGCCATCTTTCACTCCTTCAAGCGCGGGTGAGTCCGCGAGGGTCTTGCACAACAGCATCAACTTGATCATCGTTGATGAGACGGAACTCCTTGCCGAAAATCTTGAATCTGGTGCCGGAGTAAGTCCGCACCAATACAAAATCTCCGGGTTTACACCAAGCGCCTGTGGGGAAACGCTCGGGGTCTTTGTAGGCCGAGGGGCCTTGTTTGAGCACGAACAGCACCGTGGTGGCGTGTTCTTCCTGCTTCATGTACGTGTCGGCCTTGATCAGGCTGGAGTTCTCAAACGTGTCTGAAACGTCCGGCACGATGCACAGCAGTTTGTGGCCTGCAGGCTCGGGAAGGGCTGTGGCCTTCTCTTCGGGAGCGAGGTTCTCGTCCTGCTCGTCCTGGGGCTGAATGGTCTTGGGCAGGGAAATGCCCGGTGGGAGGATGATTCCCGCTTCACTCGTCTGCATCTTCGGCTTTCTTTGCAAGGTCAAGGATGTAACGCTCTGCCATCGCCAGACCTTGGATGACGCCGCAGAGCTTCTGGTATTCCTCAAAAGTGCGACACGACCCCCCCGCCAAGTCATCGGCGTAGTTGTTCATGTCGGTGCGTATTTGTTCGCGCAATACGCGTGCGAAGTCTTGGATCACTTAGTGTTCCTAGTGGGTTGACGTGCTTGCTCAGCACGGGATTTGGCAATCTCGACGCCCAACTTGACGCCTTCACGTTCGTTTTCGGCCTGCATCTTGGCCTTGTCTTTCTCGATGTTGGCCATCGTCTGCATTGCCCGAAGCTGAAGATCGCCCTTGACCTTTTCTTCATCAAGCGCCTGCTTGTCGGCCTTAGCCGTCGCATCCACCGCCAACTGCTTTTCTTTGAGTGCAAGTTCTTGTGCGCGCAGTTGCAACTCTTGCTGCTGCATTTGGACCACCGGGTCTTGCATCTGCTGCTGGGCCTGCATCATCGCGGCCTGCTGCTGGCTCTGCGCCACCACCTGCTGTGCAGCCTGCGCCATCATGGTGGACAGCGCGATCTCCACCTGCGGCGGGAGCTTCTCGTCCTCGGGAGGCAGCGGCATGCCCAACTGCGCTTCGATCTGCTTGCGCATCTTGAAGCCAATGTGCTCAGCGATGTGCGCCTGCAGCGACGCAGCCAACTGCTGCGCCTGCGGGTTCTGACCCAACTGCGCGGCGATCAGCGGGTCTTGCATCATCATGTTGTGCACGGCGATGTGAGCGTCGTGGTCTTGGTGCAAGAACGCCTTGACGGGCTTGAGCTTGAGGATGTTCTGGTTCTCGGTGACCGGATCGGTGGGCTTCTGGTCCTCCTCCAGCGGCACGATCTTCTCGGCGTTCTTGATGCCCAGAACGGACAGCATCCCCCGGTGAAGCTCAGGCAGGTTGTAAATCTGTGGAGCCATCTGCGCCATCTGGATGGCGGCTTGGAACTGAACGACGCGCTGCGACATCGTGGCAGCGTTGGGGTCGCTCACGGGGATGACATCGACCAAGTCGTAGTCAGCCTGCTTGGCACGCTTCGTCCCGTACTCGGGATCGTAGGTGTAGTCCGGGTCCGTGTAGTCGCGGATCAGGTTCTTCAGGAGCTTGAACTCCTGCTTGAGCGAGAAGTGCGTACGGGCTTGGACGGCGGTGAGGACTTTGAGTTGGCGCTCCAGCAGGGCCAGCGTGGTGCCCACCGGCGCCTGCGCCGACATGTCGGCCACCTTCATGTCTGCGGTGGCAGCGAAGCGACGGCCTTCCTCTACGATGTTCCCGAGCAACTGGTACAGAACGCCGGACGGCTCCTTGTACGGCAGGGGCAGGATGCTGTCGCGGATGTTGCCACTAGCGACGTCCACGTCGCGGAACTCGCCCGGAGCGATGGGGGTGTCATCACCCTTGATGCGGAGCCCTCGGCTCTTCAAACCTCCGGGGAGGTTGCTCAGCGTACCCGCATCCACCAGTTGTCTCATCAGAGACGTTGCAGATTTGGCGAACCCGCCAATCAGGTGGAACAGACCAAAGCCGTACGCCCCGAAGCCGGGGATGTACTGGTAGTGCACGAAGTGCTGGCGCTTGAGTTTGAGTGGGTCGTCCTCACTCCAATTTCTCCTTATTGCTAACACATCATTCGTGCCCTTGATCATGGTCACGACGTACGGCAGCGCGATCTCGGAGTCTTCTCCTTCGCCGTACTTGTCCTGCTTGATGTTCAGGTCTACGTGAATCTCGAAGAGCGTGAAGCGGTCGTCGTTGAGATCGCGGAAGCCCGTCTCTTTGTCCTTGGCCTGCTGGATGTCGGTCTTGTTCTTGTCGGGCTCGCCCAGTTCTATATCTCTATAAAAGCCAGCAGCCTGCAGCTTGATGATGTCGTTCTTGGTTTTCCGCATGACGTGCGTCAGGCGGTAGCAGGTGTCCATGTCGGTGGCGCCGTACGGCAGGATGATGTCCTCCGCAGGCACGAACATGCTGACTTGTCGGCCCAGGTTCGGGTCGTAATACACCTTCTTGAACGCCGAGCCCGTAGCGGGCAGCGACCAGAGCATGCGCTCGTGCTCAGGGCGGAACTCCTTCATGACTTCCGTCAACTCGAAGTTCATGTCGTCCTCGACGCGGATCGCCGCCTCCTTCACGTCGGGCGTGTCCTTGCCAATGATCTTTGTTTTGACGGGGCCTTGGGCCGGGAACGTCTCGGTGATCATCTCGGACTGGAACTTGACCACGGCCTCCGTGATCATCGGGTGGAACACACCGCATGCGCCGTTCCACGGCTCCGTCCTCTCTTCGATCTGCAAGCCCAACAGCTTCAGGCCATCGACGTACGCCTTCTCCCACTCCTTGCGGGAGCCAACGTCTTGGGTGATGTCTGCGGACAGGTCAGAGCCCAGCCCTTCGATGAAGGACGAGTCAAGCTCCTCGGCCAAGTTGGCATCGAAGCCACCGCCCTCGGGCTCCTCCGGGGTGAGGCTGATCTCTAGCCCGTCGATGCCAATGGTGACCTCTTCTGGGTTGACGATCTCGATCTCCAACTCAGGCTCAGCCTGCGCCATCTCTTCCAGACCCACGGGCGCGCCGTACAGCGCCTTGTCGATGTTCGTTGCCATGTCTGGCCTTTCCTAATCAGTAGTACGCCGCCTTGCGTGGCGCGAAGTAGCGTTGTTCGTCTTGCTCGTCGGATTCGAGGCTGATGAAGCCCCCTTGACGGAAGCGCAGGAGCGCCTGTGTCGTAGTGTCCACGAAGTCGTCGTTCTCGCCTACAGGGAACGCCGCCATCTCCTCGATCACCTCCCGGGCCCAGCGCGTGTCGGGCGCCCAGACTTTCCCAGAGAAGAACAAGTCTGCCACCGCGTTCATCCGCACCACCTTGTCGTTGCCGCGCGACGGTGTGTACTCGGCCACGGGGATGCCCATATTTCTCAACTCATATATCAAAGGCGCGCCCGCTGCTTTCTTTTCCACGATGAACGCGTCTGGCTCCCACTCCTTGTAGTGCTTGAGCGCCACCTGCTTGAGTTCGGGAAACGCCATCCGGTCTTTGAACGCGTCCAGCAGGATCACCTGTGGAGCGTCGCCCTCTTCCTCGTTATAGAACACGCCCCACGTGGTGCAGGCGCTGAAGTCAGAGGTGGTTTTTGTCTCGAACGCCGTGTCCCAGGACTGGATCACGTACTCGCACCGGGGCGGGTCATCTTTTGGCCACATCCGCCAGTGATGCCGCCCCACGATGGCAGACGAGTCTGCCGTAGGCTGCTGCATGTACTGCGCGTTCCAGAACCGGGGGTCGAGGTTGGCCTTTTTGGACTTGAGTTGGTCCAGTGGCCACTGATCTGGCCACAGAGATTTCTCTGTGTCGGTGCCTTCGTTCAGGATGGCCGGGAGTTCAACGATCTCCCACTGGTCGGCGTCGGGGTTCTTGGTCTGGTAGTCAATCAGACGGCCAGTGAGGTCGAGCAACGACCACCGCGTCATGATGACGATGATGGCGCCCCCCGGCATCAAGCGTTGCAGCGGGCCTGTTTGGAACCAGTTCCACGCCGTGTCGAACGCGAGGCGGCTATTGATCTTTACGTCTTGCTCAGAATGAGGATCGTCAATAACGAACAGATCAGCACCGCGACCAGCCAGAGCACCACCGACACCAGCAGCGTAATACTGGCCTCCCTTGGAGGTTGACCACTTACCGGCGGCTTTTTGGTCTTCGGCAACACAGGTTTCGGGGTACAACTCAGCGTATTCGTCGCTGGCGATCAGGTTTCTGATGCGCCGACCAAAGTCTTCGGACAGGCCCGCCGTGTGCGTGCCCATGATGATCTTCTTCTCTGGGAAGCGCCCCAGGAAGTATGCGGGAAAGAGGTAAGAACTGAACTCGGACTTACCCATACGCGGGGCGATGTTGATGATCACCCGCTTTTTCTTGCCCGCCAACACATCTTCAAATATCTTGGCTAACTTCCGGTGGTGCGGCCCCACCTTGAACCCCGGGTAGACGTGCTTGGCGAACTCAATCAGGCTGGTTTTGGCCAGTTGGCGCGACATCCTGCGCTCGCGCTCTTCGAGCGCCTCAAAAAGCTCGACTTTCTCCTGCAAAGACAGCGTCGGCAACGCCGCCTGGAGCGCCGCAAGCTCGCGCGGGGTCAGGCTAGTTAGATTCTGCAGGTTCATCCGGGGTTTCCGGGGCTTGAGTGGGCGCTTCTTGGGCTTCTTCCTCTGCGGTCGTCACGTCTATGACGTCCGTGACCTGCATGAAGCGGTTGATCTTGTCCTTGATCTTGGCTTCGATCTCGGCATCGGACAGGGTGTTGTTTTTAACTTCGACCCGCTCCGTGAACAGCGCCACTTCCGTCACCCGCCCGAGCATGTCGAGCGCCTTCAGCCGGATTTTTGCGTCGGGGTGCTTGGTTTCCTCAAGGATTTGGCTCACGGCATAGCCGCGAAGCTCCTTGGCCTGCTCCACAAACTCCCAGTCGTAGGCGGTCAGCATCCCCGTCAGGTGCCGAACGGCAGCGGGCGTTTTTAACTGGACCAGGGCTTTGCGCTGTTCTTCGGGTGTTTGGGTGGTCAGCGCGGAAAACGCTTGCTGCGCCGTTGAGGCGGCTGCTGATTTCAGGGCGTCGTCCGTGGAGGGGGCGCCCATTTTCTCCAACCAATCAGCAGTATTTAGCTGAGCGGCGACGATGTCGTCTGGCGTGGCCTGAGTTAAAGGAACCACGCTCTGCGGCGTAGCCGGTGGAGGGGTGAAATCCAGCAAGTGTTCAAGCATTTCCAAGCGGGGCTTGTGACCGAATAGCGCGGAGTGTATATTCGCAACCGGCATGTACGCAAGTTGGTTCATGCTTTCTCCTCCATCAGTTGTGAAGGCTGATCTTGCCCCGGCTGCAAAGCGCGGGGCTTTTTTTCGTGGGTGTGTGTCAAAGGTTGGACTTAGTTTTGTTGAGTTTTTATAATATACCGGGGGGTGTTTATTTTGTTTTTATATGGGGGTGGGGGGTTATTTTTGAGTATTTGGGGTGAGTT